CTTGAATGATTTACGCCTTATTACGGCTCTTATTTGTTTTCTTGCGGCTGTCTTTGCCTGCATTGCCATGAGGTTGCTTTATATCAAGACGCGTTACCCATCCAGTTGAGCGGGAGAAATCATGTTGAACTGTATCAATGCGGTATGTCCCATCAATGCCGGGACGGGAACCAGAAAGAACGACAGTTCCCTCCGGCTGCGCGTCTGAATTACCGTCAATCGTGATAGAGCCTTCGCCTTTACCTCGTTCGCTGTCTGCCTTGCGGCTTTCAGAGTTCCGCTTTGCCTCGTCGGCATCACCGGCCGGATACCGGCTCGTAAATTCGGCATCGGCATTATCGTCCTCGATCTCGACGTCCTCGGTTTTCCACGTTCCTAATTTTTTGTCGTAGTACCGAGTTTTAGCCTTTGAGTACCGAGGCCGCCCTGTTACCGGCGCAATGTCCCATGAGATCAGGTTGTCGCCATAGGCCGCTTGAACAATGGCAAGGGGCTGGCCGCTTGCGGAACGTCCGCCGTTGCGCTTTGCAAGAATTGCGACGTCATTTGATATTTTAAACGTCGCTCCAATCTCGCGGGCGATGCGTTCGCCGAAGTGGAGGAAGCTCTCGCCTTGCATTGCCCAATATGGGCGGACGATATCTTTCAGGTCATCATCGACCCGAACTTTCTCGACGCCGCCGAGCTTTGCAGCTTCGGCGAACACTTCGCCGAGCTTTTTACCGTCCCAATGCTTTTGCTGCTGTTGCTTCGCCTTGCCCTGCGCGTCGAAGCCCTTGCCGGAAATCGAGAGCGTCCGACCGCCTGAGCGCGAACCTGCTGATCGAACTTCATCGACAACGCCACGGAACACAACGGCGGGGTCTGTGCCATTCGATCCGAGCAAAATATTGATCGTCGCGCCCTCACTCGGCAGGAGGATAACCCCGTCGCCGTCATCAAGCTCGATCCGGACGGTATCGCTTGAAACTCCCGCCTTGTCGGTAATGCTCAAATTGATAAGGCGGGCGAGTAGCGCGCTCGATATATCCTGCCCGTCAACCGTGACGACGCATTCCGTTTTGCGAACCGTTGCAAGCATAGGTTAATCCCATAAATGGACGATATTTCGCTCCTTCTTTTTCAATTCAGGAGCGTCAATCGGAAAAACAATGGAAGTACCGACAGGGATGATTGGGCCGAGGTCAGCAAGGCCGGGGTTCATATCGAGGACACGCTCGACGAACCCCGTACTTTGCTTTTTGAACCGACGCCAAACAAGCAGTGAAAGCGTTATAGCTTCGCCCTTGACGACGACGGTTTCCGTGTTGCCGCTGTAAGTCATTCGAGCATACCTATCATTGTTGCAAAGAAATCGGCGTCCTGCGGTGCGTCACCGCGCCGGAGGGAGATATCAAACTCAATCACTTGCCCAACGCCTTTCGCATCAAGATATGAGCTTTCAGCCCCGACGTTCGTCACGACAAACCAACCAAGAGGGACACCGTCACCACGCATAAGATATTGCGGAATACCGCTCCTACGGATCGCATGAAGTTTTTCAAGCGATCCGAGGCCGCCGAGTTTGGCGGGAAACAGCTTTACCGAGATCGTAAAATTTTCAGTCGTTTCTCCAACAAATTCGAGCGGAGGGCGGCGTCCCATAACAGGTTTTTCAACGTACTCGCCGCCGCTCTCGCTGCTTGTCCCCACAGGGTTAAACGGCCAGACCTCGAATTTTAAGGCTCCGAAGACCATAAGCATTATTCAACTCCTGTATCAGCATGGACGCCGGACACCGCAGACATATCAAGACGAGGTCGGATCGTCGGTGTGATAGTCGTCTGCATCATGGCTGTTGCTTCGGACATAAATTGCTGGATTTGCAACTTTGCTGCTGCGATTTGTTGAGCCATAGCCTGATTAAAGCCACCCATCGTCGCGTCGGCCGCAGCCGCTCCCGCAGCGCTATCGCCAGTCGGTGCCAGTGCTTTCGCATCGGCATCAAGGATATTGCGCTGCATGAGCAAAGCGTCCCGCTCAGGGTTCGCCATGTTCTGCATTGCGGGGTGCATAGACTGGTCGATTTGCATTAGCCGCGCATCGACAGCGGCTTGCCTCGCGAGAACGTCGGCAAGAGCTGCCTCTTTGTCGATCTCGCCGCCACCAATGTTTGACGGATTAGTTCCGGTTTTTTTCTGAACCCATGCGTCAATGCCGCTCGTTAGCCCCCACAGATTACCCTCTGGGTCAATCCACGAAAGAAGCTCCGCTGTTGTTAGCGCAGCAGTGGCAACGCCAGCGCCACGCATCAGCTTGGAGAATAAACTCCCTTTTGTTGTTGCACCGGCTGCGGTCGCTCCGGCTGCGGTCGCTCCGGCTGCTGTTGCTGCGGTCGTTGCCGCACCGCCTGCGGCGGCTGCCCCTGTTACCCCCATAGATGCAGCCGCGACACTGAGCGCACCTTTACCGAGTTTGGTGACGAGCATCATGAGCGCGACAAGTGAGGTAAAGAACGCAATAACACCACTGCCAATCAGAGCAATGGGGCCGATTGCAGCCGCGATTAACAGGGCATAAGTCCCGAACTCTAGCAATTTAGGATTGCTTTCAGAAAGGGATTTAAGAGCATCAGCCGCCATTTTGAATGCTTCCGAGGCAGTTTTAAGGACGCCGCTTTCAGCAATCGAGACAAACAAGTTTTCGAACGAAGCCTCAAATTCTGCCCAATCCCCGACAATACCTTTCATCATGGTTTTAGCCATGCGGTCGGTTGCACCTTTTGACCCGCCCTCGACGTCGGAAAGAGCTTTGTCGAGATCGCCAGCGAGAAGCGTGATCAAACGTGAACCTTGACGGGCATCAAAGATGCGGGCGACCTCACCGAGGTCAGCGCCTTTCTCACGAAGGGCTCGGATAAAGCCGAAGAAATCTACCTCTGACCCTGCTGCCGTCAAAGCCTCTGTAATGGTTTCAGCCAGCTTTGACTTATCCATAACGGAGCCGTCCCCACCTATGACATTCGTCAATTTTTCAGTGAGCTTGCTCAGAGAATTGTTGAGCGAGGGGTCGTTAAGAACCTGCTCGATCTGTTTCGCATATGTGGTTGAGTCGATACCATCCACGGCCAGAGAGGAAACAATATCTTGAGCGCTGATCTGCCTTCCGCCTTTGACGAAGTCATTTACATTGACATTCATGCGCTCGAGAGCGGCGAGCATTGGTTTTGTTGGGCGAACCATACGGACGAGTGCGGATCGCATCGCTACACCGGCCTCGCTCGCACGGATGCCGTTTCGAGCCATGACCATCGAGGCGGCCGCGACTTCCTCAATTGACATACCCGCAGCCGCAGCCATAGGGCCGACGTACTTGAAGGTTTCGCCCATCATGCGAACGTCGGTATTAGAGTTTGATGCTGAATAAGCCAGAGCGTCATTCACGCGCATAAGGCTGCTTGCTGCCTGCTCAGTCGTTTTCATTGGCAGGCGCATCGCGGTAAGGATATTAGTCGCGATATCCGCGCTCTCCTTAATCGCAATGTCACCGGCTAGCGCGAGATTAAGCATTCCTTTCATGGAACCCATAATCTGTTCATACTTGAAACCTGCGCGGCCGAGTTCGTATGCGCCTTTCATAATCTCAGAGTTGGTAGCAGGGAAAAGCTCGTTTAGCTCTTTTGCATAATTCTGGATCGCTTTGCGTTGACCGTCAGTTGTGTCGGTCACCGCTTGTAAAGCGTTCGAGGTTTTCTCGAAGTCGTACACTGCACGAGCGCCAAAGAAAGTCAGGAAGCCAGTGGGCATTGAAAGCCCACTGGTCATAGTGTTTACATTCCGGCGTAGGCGATCTGAGGCTTTACCAACATCCGTCACCATCGTGTTAATTGCCCCGCCAATTGCGAGGCGACGCTTGTTTGTGCTGTCGACGGCCGTGCCGATACCACGGATAGAATTAGCAGCGGCACGAGCCGGTGCTGTAACGGCATCAATTAAACGAACGGTAAGGATCGAGGTAAGGTTTGCCATTTAGATACGCCTCTGCGGGATTTTCGATGCTGTTTCTAACCAGTCGATCAATTCGTTGACTGGCAGATCGAGGAAAAAATTTAGGGACGTGTTTGTGCTTGAGGCTGCAAGAGCGATTACTCGTCGCCAGTCTGCTCCGTCCCACGCCCCGACACTTCCCCCGTGTTGAGAGCCTTCCCCGCAATGTCTTGAAGGTCGGTAACGTCAAGCTCTGCGGCACCATCGCCAAGACCTGCCAGACATGCTGCAATGTCGATCATTGCGGAGAATACTTTGCTTGTGGGCGGGGTCATTTTTGCCGCGATAGCTTCAAAGTCAGCTTCCGTACCGGCCAGTTTTGCTGCGGCATCTGCAACGGCGATTTCTTGTGCAGCCTTCGCGTTAGCCGTGTAGAACTTCATAAGTTCCGCGACCTGATCGCCAATGACGACCATATCGCCGCCTTTAGGGCGACGGATTGTTACCGAGGATATTGTCGCGCCATTGACCGTGATCGGGTACTTAAGTTCGTGCTTATTCATTTTATTTCCCTGAAAAATGCCCGCCTCATTGACGGGCTTATCTAACTACCGGCGATTATCCGCCGTTGCTGATGCGGAGAATGTTATTGAAGTCTGGATCAGGGTCGACACCGCCGAGGCGGAGCGTGTTCGTGAAGAAATCCCAATAGAGTTCTTCCGCACCATCAAAGAAAAGTTCATAGTGCAGAACCTCGTTAATGGCGTACTCATGCCCCATCGTTTCACCGCGTGTAAAAGCGTCCGGTGCGACGCGGGAGAGGCGGCCCTCAATAATCGCCTTAGCCTCAAGTGCCTTGCCGCTCTTTTTGTCGCGAACGACGCCGTAAGCGGTGAAGTTCTTGCGGGTAGTGCTCCCGAGGCCAAAGCTCCGCAGGAGTGGCATGTCCCATCCTTTGAGCTTGAATGTCGGCTCGAGCTTTTCAACGCCGACACCAAACTCAACCGCTACCTTACCGCCGCCCGGATTGTGATCGACAAGCGTTTCCTGCAAGTCCGGGAGCTTCAATTCTTCCAGTGTCAGAAACTTCGAGTTTTTCGGATCGTGGTCACCGACGAAAAGGTTCGCGGCTTCCATGATGTAAATATTTGACATGACGATTTTTCCTTAAAATCGAGAAGCGTTAACGGAGGCGTAGAGCCTCCGCACGAACCTGATTAAGCGTCGAGGCTGGTCAGCAGATCATCGAGCAGCGCATCGAGAGCAGGGCGATAGCGTGCAGACTGGATGCCGATGTAACGCAGGACTGGCGGTTCCTCCGCCTGAAAGGCGACGGTAAAGCGGCCGAGGCGGAGCTGTTCCGGACTATTGGCAGCGCGCGTAAAGTTCACTCGGAAGCCAAGGAGGTCGCCAGCAGCCTGAATATCGCGAAGCCCGCCTTTCATTGTAGCGAGAATATCTTCGATTGTTCCACGGTCGATATTTCGACGGCCAAGGAAGAAGCGGAGCGTCTTGATAAACATCAGGTGAATGTAGTCACGGCCGCGCACCTGATTGTAAAACTGCCAGAGTGTATCCTCTGAGCAAGTATCGGTGCCAACATAGACAAAGCCTCCGTCCGCAATCGCGCCGTCGGAGCTTTCTCCACGAACGATAATACCGATATTTTTCGATAGGAGCTGCTGCCCCTCTGTTGCACCGTCAAGGATCGAAAACTCAATCGGACGGGACGGGCCGACGATCCCATAAACAGGTTGGTTCGCCCATGAGTGGAAAGGGCGCCCCTGAAACTCGTGATCGCGACGAACTGCGATACCAATGATCGCAGGGGATGCAGGCATAGTGGCCACGTCACCAGCTTCATCCAGAATTTTTACTGCTACGTCGACAGGGATAATCCGCTTTGACTGGATTGTAGTTCGCCATGAGTTTGCTGCGGCTTCATCTGTTGCGGGGCCGTCAACCACTGACACCGCGAGCAGGCGATCAAGCAGCGTCGGAAGACCAGCAATAATCGCGTTTGCATCAGCACCGGATGCGACCTGTGAGGTATAGCCGGGAACGCAGATCAGGCGAGGGGTAATGCCAAGTTCGGAGCCTGCGTCGAGGAGTGCATACATACCGGTACGGTCATTGATAGAGCCGAGCAGGTTGACGATAGTCGCATCAACATCAGCGCCTTGTTCGACGCGAACGCCGACGATTGTCGCTGCCGCCTGAAACTGACCGAGCTGCTGGTTAATGAGATTAACGGCATTATAACCCGTGCCGGTCTTTCCCATCTTTGCTAGCTTTTGCTCGTCTGATGAATAAAAGAGTACCGGTTTATTGATTGGGAACTCCGTCGCATCAGCGGCGGGTGCGGTAAAGACTAGACCAATTACTGACATATTTGTCACAATCGCTGGGCGCGGTTCGTTCTCGACTTGTGTAATCGATAGACCGAAAACTGGATCGCTCATTCCTTCTCTCCTGTTGAAGCGGGTTCCCCGCTAAGCAATAAAAAAGGCACGCAGAAGCGTGCCTATCATTCATTTTCAATGTAAATAACCGCCTCGAGGGCGGTGCGAATGGTCAGTTTAGAACTTAGAAATTATGGCTGAGCGAGCAGCTCTGCGGCACGCTCTTCACCAAACAATCCAATAGCTGCGGATTGTAACAGCGGCCAAAGCTCATGATCCGACCGGTACGATTGAGCAGTCATGAAAATCTGTCGAACACGAAATGGCTGCTGATTGAGCATGGCCTCAATAGCCGCCCCTTCTGCCTCTGTTGTGCGCTCCCAGAATGTAACAGCCGAAATAGAGATCACGGCTTCCGGTTCTGGTTCAGGCTCCACATAAACCCACTCACCATTTTGCCAGTGGTGGTTTTCGCTTGGCTTTAACGGAACTTCTATAGTACCAGTGCGATAATCCTCTATTTTTGGATCGCCACCTACGGCTTGCCAGTAGCCAAGATCGGGATGATAAAAACCTTTTTCCATTTTAACGAAGCTCCCTGTATGTGCCGCCGGTGCCAGTTTTGTAGTAATAGCCGTTAGGGATTGGCATGCCCATTACCCACATACTGCCACCACCAATCTCTGAAGCAGTTGCCCAATTCACATTATCCGGCGACATCTGAAAAGTTCCGTAGCCGCTTGAAATGTTGACAGTAATGAAAATGGTCTTACCTGTTGTGTTTTGGAAAACAGTATTGGCAGGGCGGCTAACGGACTGCCAAACTTGGCCATTCCCAAAGAACTGTTTTTGCATGGCATCAAGCTTTGCCTGCATTAGGCTTTCCAAATCAGAAATAGACGTGGCCACCCCCTGAATATCTCGTGTCAGGTTAGCAAGATCAATTGAGCCTGTATCGACCTTAGCAGGATAAGCTTTCACCCAATAGGTAAACGTGCGGTTGATTGGACGGGTTTCGCTTGCTGTGCGTGTATTAGTAAGTAAGCTTGAAATTCCAATATACGACTCATTATTCGCAGCTGGATTTGTACTCGCATTTCTGTAGCGTGGGTTTGACGCAATGTCCCCACTATTAGGGACACCATTACCCCCCATAAGACCTCTGGCATCAATCGTTGCAGCCACAGATCCACCTGATCCAAGTATTGGATGCCCATGATCTTGCAAAGCATCCTGCTGCACAGTACCAAATATACGACCAGCATCAACCAACTGACCCGGACGCCAGCCTCGAGCGATATACCCGCCCATATCAGGGGTTAGCGGATCGCCAGCGGCATTCCGCTCCCAACCCGCAGCAATACCATGAGCACGCAGCTCTGGATATGTTGCAGTCACGGGTGCGCCATTCATGAGCAGGCAGCCCGGAGGAACAATCTTGTCATCAGAAGCCATCATAATGATAGAGCCGATAGGCGCCGTAGCTGGCAGGTCATCATCATTTGTAAATGCCCTGACAACACCGCCAACCAGCATGTAGATTTTACCATCTGCTGTGTTGATAATGAGCTGTCCGGTATCGCTCCCGAAGTCTGCGACTGTTGGCACCTTCCCAACTACAGAGCTTCGCTTTTGCTGGTACGCCATCAGTGACCGCCTCCGAGATTAAATGATTGCGGGTGGCAAATCTCATGCCACCCTAACACTGTTAGTAAGTCCCACCGTCCCGCAGAGAGGCTATGGTGACACCTGAGTTTTTAAGCTGCTTCCCTGTCGTGCTTTGGAATACCGGAACTTCGCCATCGACTGACGATGCAGCTCCGGCGATGAATGTATTCAAAACAGGCTGCAGCCCTCTGACATCTGCGATGTCGTGAAGGTGTGCTCCAAGAACCGACAGGGCAGAGCGGAAGACATAGCCATCCGCTCCTTTTGTCATGATGTAGTTGATCATCGCTTCCTGAGCGCCGATAACGTCCGTCAACTCAGTGAGCTTAAACGTCCGGCTTTTCAGCATCTTGTCATCGAGCGTCTGCTGAAGATTGGTGATCTTGCTGATTGCAATCTCATCATCGCTGTTGAGTTTCTTAACGATCTCTTGAGCGAGACGGAAGAGAACATCATCAACCACTTCGAACGCCTGAATAAGCACGAACACTTCATCAGAGACGTTCTTTTCAGGATCAACCTGCGGGATGTCATAGTGTGTTGTTGTGTCCGCCATTAGAAGATCCCTGCTCCAAAGTCACCGGCTGCAATCCGCGAAGATGGCCCACCGGTTGCGATGATTTTCAATCGGATGTTTTGACCCGATAGGTTAGAGGCTTGGAACTTCTGCTCTGACCACATAGGGAACGCCAACTGCTCGACTTCGGCCACTGGCAACGAGACGAATGCCCCACCTTCGATGGAGTATTCCATCTTGAATGTTGCCCCGCCCGGAATGAACGTCTTGAGATATGCCGACACGCGCACATTTGTTCCCAGCGCCATAGCGCGTGAAACATATGTTGCCTCCGTTTTGATTGTACCTGAGATCAACTCAATTGGCGCGAACAGGATAGGAGACAGCTTGCTTGTTCCAGTGAGGATAGCCCGAAGCTTTACAGTCTCCGTGATATACTCTGTCAGCTCAAGAAGCTGGTATGGCAGCAGCTTATAGATCGTTCCGTTTGTACGCTCGACCTCAAACACAACCGAACATGCCGGTGAAGGCAGCTCAACCACAGCTCTGATCTGGAGATCAGAACACTGATCGAGATCGATAGTGCCGAGATCAACAGTCTTTGTCGTGGATGTGTACTTCGCAGCGATGAGGCGGAACGTAAGAGCTTCATCCTGATGAGCAGACCATGTTTCAGCGTTCACACTGGAGAAGCGTGGGCCAATAACATATGGGTGAGATGACACAAACTTCTGCTGATCCTGATCGAACTCACCGAGCTTTGCGAGTGAAACCGAATGCTCATTGTCATCGGTCTTAATCACGAAAGCGAACTTCCGGTCAGACTGCGTGGTCACTGGCAGACGGTATCTGGCATGTTTCCATCCCTCCACCGCACCGACCATGCTGACTGTAGATTGAGCCATGACTTCCGTTGTTGGGTAGCCATTATCAATCGTTACCTGCTCAATCAGAAGGCCTTTGTTTTGGTCTCCGATCTGACAAAGATGGAAGTCCACACCGATCATTTGCCGCGGCTCCGGCACAGCAAACATTTGCGCCTGCGGGTCAGCATCAACAAATGTCCATGTCCGGATTGTTGTCACACGACGCATAACGTCAATGTTGATCGTTCCCATGCCGGTGAAGAACGCATTGGCCTGTGAGCCGCCACGCCCCTCTGCAGAGATTGTCTTCGTCCCAGCTGTTACGTTTGCCGGAATCGTGAATGTCCCTTGGATGCGTCCATCAACATCAGCGGTTAACCCTCCTGCCGGTAGAACCGAGATCGCATCGAAAGTCAGGAGGTCAAGAATCTCTCCTGCGCCGAACCCAGAGATATTGAACTCGACGGGGATTTCACGAAGGAACTCTGCCTGCTCGCTGCGCTGATCGATAAGCTTATTCTCTTCGGTTGTTACCCGCAGAGGAGTTCGCCTGTTCGATGTCTGCCCCATATTGAGATTAATCGTCTCAGGGGAGAGCCATTCAGTTTGCTGCACTGTCCAGAAGTCCACAGCAGGATCAATGTCCATTGTTCCCGGCAGTTGCGTGAAGTTGGCATATGGGTTGATCTTGGTGCAGGCCGTCTTAAGATCCTGCACCGCGATAACTTCTTCTGTGAAATCCAGTGTGACCGGATTAAACATCTGAACACGATGCACAGTCGGCACAATCGCCAGCTGGAAAATTCCGTTCCCCACTGCTGCCGACTGTTCGATGCCAGCATCACGCATGGTATCGTTTTCAAACGCATCAACGAACATTCCCTTCTTAGCCACAGGCTCACGGGAATCGATGTCATTCTTGAGCCGCTCCTGCTGCACTAGGCGATCCATATCAATGATACGATTGAAGTAGCGCCAGATCTCTCCATACGGAACTGAACGGATGGCGTCATTCTCGACAACAGGACGTTCAATCCAGTTATTCGAAACCGTTGCCAACTGCAAAACATCCGAAGGAACGATAGGTGGAACAGGGTTCGCACGGGCAGAGACGCCCTTGATGTAAACCGCAGATCCATCCTCTCTCAACCCGATGCGATCAATGCGAGGCAGGCGAGTTGTGTAGGCAACGATTACGTCACCACCTGTCGCTCCACCTGAAACAGTGATCTCATCATGAGTGTAGCTATTCGCCTGAATGATCGTCCGATACCGGTAGGTACATTCATATGACGTTCCGACCGTAGGTTCATTGCCGGGTAAACCCCAATCGACAGCATCGCCCATTCTCTGATAATCAACACCCTGAGTATATCCGGGAATGTTCATGATCTGAGTGACCGATGAGTCAGGAAGACCATCCACGCCATTGGCAATGGAACCGCGAGTAACCATTACGGTTTTCTCTTTGGTGATCAGGATGGAGTTAATCATACTGATCGGCGGCTGGTTAACCTTGAATGTGTATGAGGCTCCGCCCGGATAGGTGTGCGTCTCTCCCGGCACTGCCCCTTCATCCCAGATCTCTTGTTCTGACAAACGAATGGCAGCATGACGAGTGCGCTTGAAGCCGGAGATGTTTGCCTCTCCCTGTTCAATCGAGAACTCCTGCCCACCAGCATTCGCGCCAAGACCCGTCACGCGGCAGCCTTCCACGACATAGTGACCATGAGGCCGGTCATAGATAGCAAGCTGCTGCATAACCGGTTCCAGCATTGATGGCCCGGTCTGATCAAGGATGGTGCCGTCCTGAATGACGTACACCGCACTGAAGGCACCTTCCGTCTCATCATAGGGGAGCGCCCATGCGATTGATTGAATCGTTCGCGCCGCGCCCGGCTCTCCTTCAGCCGCAGTACCTGGAACGAGGCCAAGCAATGTCGGGTCGTCTTCTGAAGTGAGATGGCGTGTCTTCATCTTCACACCAACTTCCAGACGGCCGGTCAGCGGGATGTTATGGATCACAGCCTCACCGACAGGGAAGACATCACCGGCAACATAAATGCTGCCAGCAGTCAGCGTGATTGTGCGAGCATCAAGATCGATGAACGCTTCAGCATGCGCGATACGATCACCATCCTTTGCAACAAGGCGAGACACACGATCATGAACACCACGCTGGATAGTCTGCATTTCATTAAGTTCGGCGGCCTGAATGAAAGGACGGTCGCCATAGAACACAAGTCCCTTCCACTCGGATTTACCAGCAGCGCGGTCATGTGCATGCGGCAAGCCGCTTTTGTGCTCAAAAGCCATTAAAACCTCACAAGAAACTTGACCTGCTCACGAACCGTTGTGCGCAAGGGGATTGATACAGGAGTGCTGACGATCTCCGTTCCGCCGACAAGCTCATCAGGCTCAAGCCACAGCTTGCCGGGCTTAACACCTGACGCTCTCTCAGCTCCGACGATGATGGAGACATTTGCTGCATTGACCCCGTTCTGATCGCCAAAGTCGGTCATTGCCTCGACATAAAGCATGGTGCCGCCAATGAATGACTCATAGTGGTTCCCTGCCACAGTGTATGAGGCCGATGCCCTCTGCCTTGCGGCATGGGATGCCCTGCACATGCGATAGCCAATTGTCTGGCCGTCTCTGTCAGCGAACCGGACATGCATGCTCTTGCCTGCGAACCACCCAGCCATCAGGATCTGTCTTTGAACAGTCGGCAGGGAAACCCACGGGAATGTCGCTGCAAGCCACGGATATGTCATCTGGAGGAATGTTAGAGATTCATCCTCAATCGGAGCAATCCAGTTGCCGAGCGCCAGTCCTTCCGCTTCTGTCAGGGTGTGTTCAATTTCTTGAACCCTGCCAAAAGACCAGATCGGACCATCAGGCTCCAGCGCCACGCCACTCTCCCGCTCCAGCATGGTGCAGTTAAGCCGAGTGCAGTCACCAATCAGAGGCCCGACATCATAGAGATGTACGCCTCTGCGGAAGCGTGATCGCAATGGAGTTGAGATTTCAGCGATACGCTCGATGCGCTCAAGGTCAGGATGATCGGCTGCTGGCAAATCTCGGAACCGGAGCTGGAAGGTATTCCACTTCTTTCGGCCTACCCACTCTTCTTCGATCGCAGCGCGATAGCCGATCCAGCGAAGCGCCATGTGAACCGCTTCTGGCGTGCCAATAAGACGACGCCATTTCACGCCTTCAGTGATGACCTCCCGACGGATCGGGAAGAACTCTTCGATTTCTTCTAGCCCATATTCCTGAATTAGATACGGGATTACAGAGTTATTGGGGTCAAACTTGAACCCCTTTAATGCGACGATACCGGCACCAATCTCCGGCATTCTGTCCATAACCTGAGATAAGGTAATTTCCAGCGCCGTCGCATTACTTGGAAGTAATGCTTGCCGGTTTGTCATTAATAATCATAACCTTTGAAGTTCAGCTTTATATCGCCGAGAGATATCGCGACACCATGATCTGCAATTAGGGTTGATTGCGGAGTGATCACCCTCACTCGCTTTACGCCTGTTACGTGTAGTCTTGCTTCTACCCATGACGGCTCTAAGTCAAAGCCAACTCCTGCCTCAACAAACCACGCTGCACGTAATGTTTCAGGCAAGATATCGATAATAGCAGTTGTTGCATTCGGCAGGAGCCAAATGTCTGCCTCAATGTCTGTCGAAGAACTGACAGCAGCCTCAACTATTAGAGTATCATTCACCAGACGTACCTGATCACTCATCACAACGGCCTCTACAGCGTCGAGCATTTGTTTATCTGGGATGCCACCGTTTTCTTTGGATAGAACGGCTATGTGGATAATAGGTAGAAGTCGTTCACGGTACACGACGACTGACTTCACACGAACATCAGCACGACGGGCAGCAGCAGCATACCAATGTGCTGATCCACCAGTGGATCGGCCTTTTACTTCTATATGTAAGCGGTCACGGAAGTCCTCATCCTCTTCACCCTCCATACGGTCGACACCGTAAAATACTGCAAGGTGATTTAGATCGTTTCCGGTCGCGAATGCTAAAAGATTGCCTTTAGCCGCATCATTGATGCGAGCGCGAAGAAGGACTTCACGATAAGAGGCGACTTGCATCAATTTATTAGCGAGTGCGCTTTCCAATTGAAGAACGGGTTCTATTTCTGGAAAAAGCTCAATTAGCTCAGTTTGGAGGTCAACGAGAATATTTTCATAATCTATAGCTTCAATGACTTCAGGCTGCCCGATATTGGTAAGATTAATCATGAAATAACCAACCCTTTGCCAATTGCACCGTTAGCGGTTATGCGCTTCGCACCGGCCGATGTATAGTTTCCGATTAATGCAAGAGGGCGATAATCGCCGTCAATCTGCACCTGAAATTTGCCGTCTCGGCCAACTGAGAGAGGCATTATTTTTGTGATCTTAAAACGCGGCTCCCATTGGTCGATTGCCGATGTGATAGCTGCGAAAAAATTGACGATTGTATCGTGCGTTATATTCTCACCGAGCAGTTTAGGAACGAGTGAACCGTACCACTCGCGCATAATCCGTTCGCCGAAATAGGTCGAAAAGATATCGCCGATGCACTGCTCAACATGCGCCCAGCCGACGATTAATTCGCCGGTTACTCGGTTGAGATCGACGCCAAGGGCTGCGTTTCTTTCCATGCCGGTGCCTCCAAGGTTTCTCCGGCTTTACGCCGCTTTGTCTTTTTCTCTGGGAGAGCCTCGGCCTCAGCACCATCGCGAGCGAGAACAATAGTTCCGAGAGCCAGTTCATAGGCTGCCTGATTGTCCGAAAGCACTATCCGGCCGCTATCCGGCTTGCGCTGGCCTACGACGTAGCGACCGGCGCGCTCGGTGACGAGATAAGTCTTTTTCATCGCTGCCTCTTTAATTCGATGGGACGGCAGTGTTAGAGCCGCCCGGAGAAACGCCGCCATGTACGTGATCGGAACCTATGTTCTTTTCATCGTGCTTGACCGTTCCTCCCTTCGTTTCAACGCCATTACCGCTAATCGCATGAGTGATACCGCCGACTGTAAAGAAAGCCCCATCTGCGGTCAGCGATACGATGAAACCGCCGACGGTTATGCGCAACTCATCGCCGCGAAGTTCAATTCTGAAATTGCCAAATGTCAGGACGTTTTCATCGCCTTTCTCACTCGGCGACTTATTGCTGTCGCTCCATGTCATAGGCAGCGCAAGACCTTGGCGAAAATCTCCTGATCCGTTCAAGACCGTCATTTGCTGCCCCTTTGACGGAGGAGCGTGAACCTTTAGAGCGCCCGCCGTTTGAGCATACGGGATCGGAGGGGAGAGAAACGGTTCCTCGTCCGTCCCGCCAATGCGGAGACGGACGGTACCACCTTTCGGTTCAACCTCGTGAACGGTTCCCTGCGAAACCATGCCGTCGAAACGCCGCTCGATCTCTGCCGTTCGGCGGAGCAGATCGGCAAGGAATTGATCAAGCCTCATTTCTCCGCCCCGTCAATTTCGTTTGCCCGCCGCTCATCAATCGTAAACTCGTCTGTAAGGTCAATGGCAGAGAGAGGGACAATTTCGTCGATTTTAATTGGGTTTGTGCCGATAATCTCAGCAACGTCGTCGGCGATGCCGAGGTGCCCGCGAGCGATCTCCCACGGCATATAGTCGCCGCCTGTGATTTCGGCTTCGATAAGCTTCGCGACACCGGCATAGTCGGCGTCGCCCTTCATGGCGGTTAGTATCTTTTCCCATGCGCCACCCTCACACGGGGTCTCTCCCGGCGTCGGTTCGTCTATGTGATCAAGAGAATAGATATATTGCCGCGCAGCATAACGGACGCCGTTTTCCTCGTCTGCGCCGCGTCGGCTTGAAATCGAATGAACATTCGTCACAAGGGTGCGCCAAATATTTCCCCAATTCCCACCGTCTGCGGAAAGAGCTTTCGCAATCTGCCAGCCGATCAGGCCGACGGTTGCCTCAAGCCCTGCATCGCTTGCAGGGATAGTAATAACTTCGGTCTTGTCGCCGTTTTCGACTTCGACCTCGATTTTCTGCGTAACGGCGATCTCGATCACAAGCTCAAGCTTATGATTGCCCGCGCGCAAGCTCTTGCCCGTAATGTCGATATTGTCGTCGTCCGTGGTGACGATAATAACCGGCTTGCTCTCGTTTCTCGCAACGAGATTTACCGGATTAATCTTGCTGTCAAAGACCCGATCCTCGGCGAATGTCCGCCCTTTAAGGGCGCGGATTGTTGCAAAGCGAACGGCAAGGGCTGTAAGGCTCATCGGTTACCATCCAGAACAAGAGAAACAATAATATCGCCACGGTCGGAGCTTGCCGGTGCGCGAGACACTTTGTAAGGCGGCTCACTCGGCCGCTCAATCATGCGGACGCGATCCCCTTCGCGAAGTTCGTACGAGATTGCGGCATACACTTCGGGGCGGAGCCATATAGCCGCGTCTCTCTGCGTAAATCGCGTTGTCGTGTTGATCTTCGAGCCTTGCCGCGAGCCGTCGAGAATATCCGTTTTCGGCGTGAGCGCGATGATCGCATAAACCTTAACAATTTTGCGGGAGGGGTCGGTGAGGTCAACAGAAAGCTCGCCCTGTATAAGCGGTTCAATCTGTACGACCTCACCAAACTCGCGTTGCACCGCCCTAAAGGCGGTGCGTGCTGCGAGACTGTTTAAGCGCATGGCGATTACCGCTTGCCGCGCAAGAGAACCTTCGGACGCGTGCAATATTGCAGCGCGTTCATCTGAGTATCCAGATTAATACCCTTGTCGTTCTGCATACGGTACTGCTTGGTATAGAGACGCTGACCGATTGTATTTACTGTGTCGATGTAATCGGCAGGTGCAAACGCAGTTTTAAACAGCCCCGGAACACCGGTCGGGAAGAAGTTCGCTTTATCGCTTTCGATGAAGGTTTTTCCCTCAATGATACCGCCGCGATAGTTTTCCCAGACAATGCCACCAAACTCAAAGATGCCGTAGCTTGAACGGTTCGGGCCGATATAGCCCTCGCGCAGAATTTGAGCTTCCGACCAGCCTTTAAAGGTTTCGCGAACTTCCGGATGCGAGAGCAGATCATCAAAGAAATCATCACCGACAAAAGAATGAATACCGGTGAACGGTACGCCGCCAAGAATGTCAGACATTTTGCGGACGATTGAAGCGCATTTCTTACGGAGGATACCCTCGGCAGGGTTCGCGGCAGCGAGGGCGAAATCGATCTCGTTTTCCTGCTTAACGCCAAACTCGTGAAACAAATTAAGCGTTGTGCCATCCGCATAGGTAACGATACCCTTTACTGCACCGAGGCGGGCATGTTCTTCGGTGACAGCAAAATTAATGACGTGGGTTTGTTGGCGCTGACCGACTTTCGTCATAACGGTTTCGAGTGCACGCTCGGTTCCAAAGGCACGAACGCCTTGTACTTCCTCTGCATACACCGCATCGTTAATTTCGAAATGCGGGATGATCAGAGAACGCAAATCGCGTTTTTCTTTAGCGATTGTCGTACCCGGCGCACCACGAGGGGTCGGAGGTACGATAGTCAGAATATCGCCCTTCTTTTCAATGGCGATTGTCGTTGTATCGACGCCGCTACCGGTGAAAAGTCCCATTTCGCCAATGCGGCCCGGCTTGTATTTCAGTTCATTGATTGCGTCGGTCAGATTGGCAACCGAGAACGCATCGTTATTAAAAATATCCAACATCTGCGATGTCTCCAAAAGAAAAAATTACGTCGAGACGTTGGAGCGTCAGCGAACGAGAATACCGACGGAGGCGAGATCGGCGGTTGCCGCTGCCTTCTGTTCGGCGGTTACGTCTTCCGGCCAAGCGAGGCACTGGCCGTTCACTTCGGCATCGCGGAAAATCGCGGCGATCTTGACGGTTTCACCAG